GGTGTAGCGGGCGAAACGCTCCTCGAACTCGGCCACCCGCGGCCCCATGCCCCACCAGCCCGAGCGCAGCGTCTCGGTGACGTACCGGACCTCGAGGTCGGTACAGGAGGGGCGGAACAGCGGGATCATCACGGTCACCCCCCGTACTTGTGGATGATCGCCTGGCCGGGGCGGTATTCGAGCACGTCGATCCCCGAAGGGAACCGGTCCTCTGCCGGTGGCCCTCCGAGCATCGGCAGGAAGGACTCGGCCAGCCGCAGCATGGAGTCCCCGTACTGCCCGGCGGCCCACGGCAGGTACCCGAGCCACCAGTCCTCCACCACGTACCAGCCACCCGGTTTGACCAGCGGCCAGAGCAGGGCGAATGTGGCCTGCGACAGTGGTCCCTGATGCGAGGCGTCATCCACGATCAGGTCATAGCCGCCCGGGGATGCCTGACGTGCCTGCTTGGCCATCTCCGGGTCGTCCTGGCCCGCGGCGATGCTCACGGTGCCCGCGGGCCACACGGCGGGGCCTTCAGTGTCGTTGTCCACCCCGGCGACCAGGCCCTCGGGGAACAGTGCCTGCCACAGCCTCAGCGACTCACCACCGCGAACGCCGACTTCCAGCACCTTGCCCGCAGGGCCGATCTGTTCCGCCATCCGCTGGTAGACGGGCAGGTACCCGAGCAGCGTCTTGTCGGCGAGGCTGAATCGCGCCGCGATGTCAGGCATGGGTTCCCCGCACCGGCGGGCATATGTCACTCACCGGCACCAGGATGTGGTCGAACACGCGGATCGCCGCGACATCCGTCCGGTAGGCCGGGCATTCCACGTCTTCGCCGAGCAGGGCGTCCCGCAGCGCCATGTCCGGCTCGCTGAACCCGGCGCTGGCGCGGATGCTCGTGGAGAACGAGAAGCGCGGGTGGATCTCGAACACGTGGAACCGTCCCTGGTGCTCGCGGATCTGCAGGTTCAGCGGCCCGGTGCTGCCCAGCCGCTTCGCCAGGTCCTCGCAGAACTCCCGCAGCGCCGGGTAGGAGACGATGAACCCCTGCGAGAAGCCCGTGGACACCGCGGCGCCGCCCTTGGCGCACAGCAGCGACAGGCCGGTGAGCTTACGCCGCATGACGATGCTGCCGATGACGTTGCCCCGGTGCCCGGAGACGACGCCGGCGGTGTACTCGCTGTCGGCGTCGCCCAGGTAGGGCTGCACCACGAGCCCAGGCTGCGCCCGGATGAAAGCATCCAGGGCGTCTAGTTCCTTCACGCTGGTGACCAGGTGGACGCCGCGCGAGCCACTGGTCTCCAGGGTGGGCTTCACCACCAGTGGGTACCCGAACTCCGCCGCCGCCTCCCAGCACTGCTCCCACGGATACGACGGGATGACAGGCAGGCCCAGTTCGGCGAGTTTCGCCTGTGCCTGGTTCTTGTCCCGCATCAGCGGCATGAGGGCAGCGGTGTTCGCGATGACCGGTGCGCCGAACTCATCCCGGTGCTCGGCCAGCAGGACCGTCTCGGCCTCGGTGCCGGGGATGACCGCTTCCACGCCCAGCCGCGTGACGATCTCCTGAATGGCGGCGAGGTAGCCCGGGTCACTCGCGTGCGGGACGACCGCATGGAGATCGGCGGCGTACAGGCCCCAGGAGAACGGCTCGGCGTCCACCGCGACCGTCTCCCACCGGCCCGGCCCGGTCAGCAGTGCTTGCAGGACGCTCGCGCCCACACCGGTGCCGCCGGTGCCTGTCACCAGGATCCGGGGGGGCATCAGCCGCGATCCCACGTCGACAGAGGCGTCCGCCGGTGGGTCACCAGGAACTCATCGACGGGGTGGAACGTGAACTCGCGCGCCATCTTCTGCATGAACAGGCCGTCGGCGTGGCAGGCGATGCCATGCTCGGCCTGCTCGGGGAAGTACGGCGGGCCGATCCAGTCCAGGCAGTCCTTGCGGTGCGCGATCTGGCCGCCATCGATCCGCGAGTCCACCACCGGCAGTTCCGTTCCCAGGCCCATCGGGTGCAGCGCCGGGATGCCGCCGGTGGGCATGAAGCCGCCCTCGCGCAGGCTGGCGTGCAGGAGCCCGAAGAAGCACACCCGCCGCTGCGGGTCCGCCTCCATGAACTCCACGCACCTGCTCACACAGCCGGGCTCGAGCAGGTCATCGTCGGACAGGTAGAAGATGTACTTGCCGTTCGCCTTCGGGTAGTACCGGTTCAGCAGCACCGCTGTCGGGTACGTCCGCTCCCGCTCACCCGCAGTGAGCTCGATCTCCTCATAGATGACCCGCGGGTCGCCCAGCAGCGGCTCGATCTCCTTGCGGGTCACGCCACCGTCGGTGCTGTTCTCCAGGATCCAGTATTCGAAGTCGCTGAAGTCCTGTGCCAGCACCGAGGAGATGGCCTCGGTGGCGTAGTGCCCCTTGTTGTAGCTGGGCGTGAACACCGAGGCCAGGGGCATCTGAGGGTCAGGTCTGCTTCCAGGGACCGGAGTCCGGCCAGTCACCGGACACGTTGCCCTGCATGTCAGCAGGCCCCGACTTCACCTTCACCCACGGGCCGAGCGGCCCGTCGGAGGTGGCGTCGTACGGCTGCCCCGGCTGGCTGGGTGCCGAGGTGATCGGGTCTGGTGCGTCAGGCACTGGGGATATCCTTCCATGTCACCGCGGCCGGGGAGTAGGCCACCCCGTGCGTGAGGACACTGCGAGGCTTGGCGATCGGCGTGACCGTGGGGTCGGCCTGGGTCACCCGGTCGGCGAGGTGGTCCACGGGCTGCGTGCCCGGGGCCGTCATCGCCAGCTCGTTGCTGCTCGTCTGGTTTCCGCCGGCCTGGGAGGTGATCCAGGGGCCGTTGCGGGCCAGGCCGGACAGGTCTTCCATGTCAGCCCGCGCTCCGGCCACCGCGCATCACGCGGCCCATGCCGGCGCCGGTGCTGGTGGGCTGGTTCCCGCTGACCCCCGGCAGGCTGGGGCCGCCGCCGCCGTAGGAGCCGTCGATCGCCTGCGTCCAGTCGTCCGGCCCAGACACCGAGTCGGCCACCGTGTCCTGGGTGTAGGTGCCCGACAGGTACGAGCCCGGCAGGGTGTACTTGACCGAGTCCGGGCCGCCCTCGCTGTTGCTGGCACCCGGGGTGCCCGGGGCACCGGTGTTCGCGGTGTCGGACGGGCCGAGGCCGGAGATGCCCTCGTTCAGCTGGCCGGGCTCGTTCGTCGGGTCCGAGGCGCCGGAAGCGCCGGCCGACCCGGGGGCGCCGGTGGTCTGCGGGATCGCCATCCCGAACAGCGAGGCTGAGTTGTTGCCGGGCTCCGTGGTCGGGTCGCCCCCGCTGGATGTGCCGGACTGCGCGGCGGAACCGCTGACCACTTCCGACTGGGCGAAGTCAGCGAACCCGGGGTGCTTGTTAGCCATTGGTTCTCCTCGTCAGATAGTCCACCGTCGCCGTGGACACGCAGCGAGAGCAGCGGTAAGCGCCGCCCTCGTTGATTACTTTCAGGCCGGGCACCGACAGGTGCCCGCAGTCCAGGCGCCGCTCCAGCACGCCACCGTCGGCGCACCGGTCGCACACCCGCCTGCCGTCCGGCAGCCCCACACCCTTGCCGGGGCGGATGCCGTGGCCGCAGTGGGCGCACGGCATCCGCCTGGCGTGGGGCTGCCGGATACGGCGGGAGTTGGACACGGCTAGGTTGCGGGACCCTTGTAGAGTTTGACCCCATTGGTGTCGATCAGGGAGCCATCGCCCCTGAGCAAACACCTGAATGTCACCAAGTCAGACCCGAAGGCAAAGTCGTCCGAACGTTCGAACCGGACCCCGCCCACCAGCCTCACGAAGAACTGGGCGAAGTCGCCGAATGCGACGGAGAACGCCGATGTGACCACCGCCGGCATGAACGGGTCTGCCACCACCGGCTTGCCCAGCAGCAGGTCCGGCGAGCCGAGCACGGCCGACGGCTCCCAGATCGGGCGCCCCTGGCTGTCGGTGATCTTGCGGAAGCCGCCGATCGTCTTGTCCGCCGCCATCCAGTAGCACGACCTGGACTGGCGGTACGGGGCGATGACCGAATACTCCAGGTCCACCAGGTTCGCGTAGGTCGCGGCACCGCCGAGACCAGTCGTGGCGCCAGTGACGCCGGGCGAGGCGGAGGTGGCGAAGATCAGCCCGGACGGCTTGTTCGAGCCGTTGCCGTTGACCAGGTCGGTGCCGAACGCGTTGCCGACCGCCCGGCCGGCCTGCATCGCCAGGTAGCCGATCAGGTCCACGCCCTGGTCATCGATCAGCTCGCGGCCGACCTGCAGCATGATCCCGTACTTGTAGGCCGCCAGCGTCGCCTGCGCGAACGCCGGGTCCGACGTCGGCAGGGTCGTGCCCTGGCCGGTCAGCGCCGCCGTCGAGTGCGCGGTGGTCTTGGGGATCTGCAGCGTCTCCCCGCCCTCGGTGTTCAGGACGGTCGGGCCGGCCTGCATGATGCCGGAGACCTCGATGAGGTGGGCGATCAGCCGGTCGTAGAAGTCGGTCGGCACGATCGACGTCGGCGAGCCGGTGGACGACAGCAGGGTCCGGTAGTTCAGCGGGCCGAGGTCCTCGGAGTTGTGCCGCAGCTCCAGCGACCGCGGTGCCCCCCTGTCACCGCGCAGGAACGCCCGGATCTCCTCGTTCGCGTCCTTGCCGGTGGAGTCGGCGTGGGAGGCGCCGTCGCCGCCGCGCCGCTCGGGCTTCTTGCCGATCACCGCGTCGAACGCGTCGTCGGCGTCCTTGGCGCGCTTCTCAGCGTCGAGGGCGGACTTGATGCGCTTGTCGAGGGTCTCCATCTCCTCGTTCATCACTTCCCAGGAGCCCTGCTCCTCGGCGGTGAAGGCGCGGTTCTCGTTCGCGGCGGTGTCGGCGAGTTCCTTGCACTGCTCCCACACGTTCATGCGGCGGTCGCGCAGGCGCTTGGTGACTTCGCTGGCCATGTGATCCTCCTTGGTGAAGCCAGCCGGACAGGAAGGTTTTGCCTGCGGGCCTCGCTAGGCGGATCAGCGGGTGACGGGCTGCGCCAGCCGCGCGGGTAAAGGGGGGTTAGTCCTCGTCGGCGTAGGGGTCGGACCGGCGCGTCAGCAGCATCGCCGCCGCGGCGGGGCCGAACAGCCGCTTCGGCTCGGGCCGGTAGATGGGCCGGTCGCTGCGGACGAACAGGCGCCGCAGCTCGTCGGCTTCGGCGAGCCGGCGGACCTCATCCACCGCGACCTGCATGTGGTCGGCCAGCGACCGCAGCGCCGGCGCGGTCGCCCGCACCGCTGCGGTGGCGTCGGGGTAGGCGGGCGTCAGGACCGGTGCGACATCGACCAGGTCCACGCTGTGCAGGGTGCGCTGCGGGAAGTTCTGGTCCGTGATGCCCCACTCGTCGCCGCCGCGGGGCACCCGGAACGCGAACGAGGAGTAGCGAATGTCGCCGCGCTGCACCAGTTCCCGCACGTCGCCGCGGGACTCCGGCGGGATCACCTGGTAGTCCAGGCCGGTCCGGTCCACGGTGAGCTGCAGCGTCCCCGCCGCCGTGGTGCCGAGCACCAGGTTGGAGTCGTGGTTGAACCGGGCGACCACGTCGGGCCAGCCGGCCATCTTCGCGTCGTTGAAGGCGTGCGGTGCGACCCGCTCGATGAAGCCGCCAAGGTTGCGGGACTCGCGCGGCGTGAACACACTCGCGTAGCCGCCGATCCACTGGCCACCGTCGTCGGCTGAGCGGACTTCCAGCCGCAGGTCCAGGTCCTTGTAGCAGGAGTTGATCCGCATCTCGCGGATCTCCTCGTCGGCGAACAGCGACCGGTCGTTGCCGTCGCCGGTGTGGACGCCCATGCGCTTCGCGGCGGCCATGATCTTCGTTTTCGCCTGGGCCTTCTCGGTGTCGCTCAGGTCCGACTGCGGCAGCCGCGACAGGGCGTTGCGGACGTGCGGCTCATCGTGGATCGGGAGATGCCGCAGACTGCGGGGCACCGTTTTGCCGCTGGAGTCCTTCGTCCCTCCCGGCTGGACCAGTGCGAAAGCTGAGTCCGGAAGGTCGTTCTGATCCGCAGTCGGCATCTGCGCCATGAGGAAACCTGCCTTGCCGTGAAGAAGGGTCGGTTTAGGCACGGCTGCTTGCTGCCGCCGTGGAAGTACGCGGGAAACGGAGGGGGGGTGCGGCCTTACAGCTTCCTGGCCTGGGCCTCGAGGGAACTCGCCTTGGCCAGCAGTCCGTGGATCTGCTGCTTGAGGTCGGCGATCCTGGTGTGCAGTGAGGCGGCGGCCTGATGCGCCTTCGCCGCGGCCTGGTGCGCCTTCTTTGCCGGGTGCTGGCCCTTGTGCCCGGGATTGCGGTGCTTGGCGTGCGGGCTGATCTTCTTGTGGTGTGCGGACTTCCCGGCCGAGGTGGCCGAGGCGGCGTGCTGCTTGGCCTGCTTCTCCAGCAGATCCACCTGCTGCTGCAGTTCGTGGGCCTTCTGCCGGTCCTCTTTCGCCTGGCCCAGCAGGTGGGCCTTGCGCTTGGCGCGGGTCTTGGCCGCCGCGCCCGCTCCACCGCCGCCGCCGGTGGCGAACTCGCCGCCGCCGGGGCCGGGCGGGGCGTGGAACGGGTTGAACCGCTTGCCGCCGCCGGCCTGGGCTTTCGCTGCTTCCCACTCGGCTACGGCCTTCGCCGCTGCGGCCTGCACATCCGGGTGCACGTGGCCCTTGCCGTTCGGGGTGCGGCCGGCGGCCCAGTCCTTCACGACGCCGATCGCCCGTTCAATAGCTTCACTGGTGCTCATCCCTTGCCGGCGGAATGCATGAGCAACATTCTGGATGTAGGCAGGCAGCTGCAGGCCCTTGACGTGGAACAGGCCGGGCCCCGACGGTGAGCCGAACGGGTGGTGCACCGTCGAGGCGGCGGGGGTTTCCGCGGTACGCGCCGGCACGGGCCGGGTGAGGATGGACGGTGGCCTAGGCATGACGCGCCCTGCCGCTGCCGTTCACGGCCGGGACCGGCGGGGGCACCTGGTTCACCGGTGGCAGCACTGGCTGCTGGCCCGGCTTGACGGGCACCTGCGGGTTCGGCTGGTCCTCCGGGCCGGTGCCGATCTCCTCCTTCAGCCCGCGCGCCGCGGCGACCATGATCTGCAGCGGCGTGAAGTCGGAGCCGTCGTAGTCGTTATTGTCCTTCGGCTTCGGGACCGGCTCCCGCTGCTCAAGCTCACGGATCTCGTCCACGTTCAGGCCGCCGATGTTCCTCGCCGTCTGGTACACGTTCCAGCGGGTGGTGATGTCGTGGCGGATCCGCGCATCCCGGTCGAACTCCGCATACTGCGCCGAGGGCAGGCTCTCGCTCAGGGCCTCCTCGAACCGCACCAGCCACGGGTCCAGGGTGTCGGTGATCAGGCTGATGGACTCCTGCTCCTGAGTGGAGTACGTCAGTGAGTCGCCCCGGCTGCCGCCGATCCGCTCGGGCGGGACGCCGTAGATCCCGGCGATCTGCGTCGCGGTGAGCTGTTGCGACTCGATGAACTGCGCCTCGTTCGGCGGTACCGCGATCGGCTTGTAGTCCCAGTCCCGCCCGTAGACCAGCGGCTCGCGGTTGCGCTGCGCCCGGACCAGCTTCGACCGGATCTTGTCCGACTGCTCGTCCTCGACCTCGTAAGCGGTGTTCTGGAACACTCCCGGCGGGAAGCCGCCGCCCTTGAACCAGTCCGCCCCGTAGGCCTGGGCGTCGTGGCCGGACTGGATCAGGATCTGGAACGCCCGGAGCGGGCTGACCGCCTCGGTCTGCCCGGCCACCGACAAGCCGCGGATGATGAACAGGTCGTCGCGGTTCACCGGGCGGCCGGCGTAGAAGAACTGGGCCTTCGCCGGATTGAACGGCTTGGAGTCGACGACCGACATCATCTGCGGCGGCAGCCACTCGACCGACGTCGGGTACTGGTAGCCGTCCCGGCCGGTGATCAGCCCGTACGCCATGCCGTGCAGCAGCGCCGAGGTCATGCCGACGAGTTTCCAGTCGAAGCTGCGCAGGTACGCCGACGGCTTCGCCAGCAGCTGCCCCGGCGGCATACGGATCGTCCGGCTTCCCGCGTCCCGGTACTGCTTCACCGGCAGTTTGGAGACACCCTCCGCGATGACCCGCACCGCCGAGTACAGCGGGGCGAGGCGCAGTGCGCCGTCCTGGCCGCCGGCTGTGGCGCGGGCCGGGTGAGCGGGACCGCCGGCGCTGAACGGCACGTAGGGGTCCGACCAGGGCCGCCACGGCACCCCGGAGATTGCGCGGGACTCGGCGGAGCGGGACTCGGCGAACCGCGAGTTGACCCGTTCCAGGACGCCCATGTCAGCCGCCGAGACGGCGGACCTTCTCGCGCAGGCCCTCCACTTCGGCGTTCAGCGCCATGATCTGCTGGCCACGCGACGGGCCGTGTGAGGCTTCCCAGCCCTCCGACGCCGCCGCCCACGACCAGGTGAGCGCCAGCCACGCGACCGCGAACACTCTCGCAGTCAGCCAGCCCAGCCCGAACAGTGCACCAGCGATGAGGGTGAGGACCGTGCGGCCCGGCCGCACCTGCTGTGCGCGGATGTTGATCTCATCGAGCGGAACGCGCTCGAGCATCGCCGTCATTGCGCCTCCCACTCGATCAGCCACGCCTCTTCGATCACCGCGTCACCGAAGTTCTCCCACGGGTGCCATTCGCCCCACGACCACACGCCAGGGCCGTCCACTGTCAGTGCATGCGGGCCGGGCAGTTCGGTGCCGAGGATCAGACGCTGCCCGTTCAGCGCCCCCTCAGGGGCGATGAGGTCAAAGCCGCGCGGGTACGTGCCAGCCAGGCCCACCCGCGCGGCGGTCTGCAAGGCGGCCAGGATGCTCACGCCGGTGTCCCGGCTGCCGCCAGCGGCGAGATGCAGGGCCAGCACGTCCCCATCACCCACCGGCCAGCCAGCGAGGCGCAGGGACGCCCCCAGGGCCTCAGCCGAGCAGCACTCCCAGCCGTCGCCGGGTGCGAGGCCGCGCTTCTTCTGGCGGGCCTGCTTGGGATGCGCGGGCACAACGACCGGGCCACCGGACACCTTCGGCTTGTGATGCCCTTTGCCGCCCTGCTGCGCCGGGTGATGCGCCGGCTTCTTGTGGTGCGGCGCGGGAACAACAAGCGGGCCGGGGGTGACCTTCGGCTTCTTGTGCGTGACCTTCCGCTGGTGCGCCTTCGGCTTCTTCACCCGACGCTCTTGACCAGGTCGTACGGGGCGGTCCGTGACCTGCCGAACCGGTTGAATCCCCACGCCGCCAGCGTCACCGCCGTCAGCGGCGAGATATCCACCACCGCGTTCACCCGGTCCCACGCCCACGCATCGCCCAGCCGGCGCGTTTTCGCACCCGCCAGCGCCGCCGTCAGCATCCCCTGGCCCATGTGCCGCAGGTCGTCCTGCGTGATCGCGTCATAAATCTGCGAGCACGCCGCCGCAGCATCCCGCGCCATGAACGGCTTCGTCACCTCGGCGCCGAGCTGCTCAACCGGCTCGGTCAGGGCCCCGGCGTGCGACCCCGGGTCCATCACGATCGCGCACGGGCGCCACTTCCTGGCCAGCTCCGCGATCCTCCCCGGCACCCAGTCCGTCCCCGGCAGGTGCTCCAGCACCTCGACGTGCAGCCGCCCGTCCGCCCGCAGGCCCGCCGTGCCGATCGCCGAGGTGCGCCGGTCCGGCCCCACCTCCACCGCGAACGCGACCGGGTTCCCGCTCCGCGACCGCTCGTCAAGCCGGGCCTTCCAGATGCCCTCGCTGATCACAGCCCACCGCTCCGCCGCGTCCGACGGGTAGTCGCCCACACTTAGCCGCTCACGGCCGAACGCCGCCGGCTCCATCGCCGCCAGCTCGTTGCCGATGAACCCCGCCGTCAGCCCGGTGCCGTTCGCGTGATGAGCGCCCAGCGCCGGGTTCGTCTTCGCCCACACCGCCGGGTCCCCGATCCTGTCGTGGGCGTCACAGTCCCGCCGGCAGAACACCGTGCACAGATCCGCGGCCCACTCGAAACCCGCCAGCGACGGGTCAGCCACACCAGACGCTGCCGCCCGGCGGATACGGCGCCACACCCGCGCCAGCTGAACCGAGGTCTGCATCCCCGCCGACGACCCGTACCACAACTGCGGGTTCGGCCGGGCGGACAGGGTCGGCAGCAGCGCCGACATCTCGTCGTCGCCGAGTTCGTACGCCTCATCCAGGATGATGCAG